CCGCTACTACTCTGAAGCGCGTGGGATTTTCGAGGGCAGGTGTAAAATTAGGATTGGATTACGATCTTGTTTGTGAAACGCAATCTGCTGCCGAGCGACCTGAAACTGGCGTCATGATTAACAGTCTCGATGCCGTCAAACAGGTAGGTACTATCAAAAGTACTCTCTCTCAACCGTTACTTCTTGGATTTGGAGGTGGCGACCAAGTTATCTATCAGAAATCAGGACTTCAGCAAGGCACGACTGTCGATACTGGTTCTAGGAATTTTGCGATCGGTCTCGCTGTGGATAGGTTCTCAGATGTTGGCATGGACTTCCGTGGTTCTGCGTACAGTACTCGCATTCAATCTACTCTTGACGGTAAGTCTCCTAATAGCGTCTATTCGTACGTTTTGTCAAAGAATACTCTTCAGTACTCGCCACAAGGTATTATGGTTATGTCGTAAATGATGAATAATTTATTAAAAAAAAATAAAATTTTTTATATATCTACTATATAAAAATATGTCTGTTCCCCAAGCTCTCGATTTTGGTACGATTAAAGATATTGAAACGATGAAGATCAGTACAACCGTTTTAGATCCCATCACGATTACACAGCAACAGGCCGTGTTCCAAATTCCGCGAACTGGAATTCTCGACGGCGGTTCTATGGTTCAACTTGCCGTTACAGGTTCGTCTGATCTATTTTTCCCTCTTAATCTTGGGATACATTCTCTTATTAAATCTGTATTCCTGAAGGTTGGCGGTAAAGTTATTGCATCGACGGAAGAATACGGACACTATCAGTCTATTGTCAGACAAGTTATGCACCCCGATCATCGTGCATATGTAGAGATGGTGAAGTCAGGTTCAATTATGGATCGGTTTGCTGCCGACGAAGTGGGTCGGATTGTCCCACGAGATATGCAACTCGACCTCTCTGCTGTTGCCGATGCCAATAGAACTGCTAATGTTCCTGATTTCATTAAGCCTACAACTTCAGATGATACTACTCCAGTTTTTAGTGTTCCTCTTTCGACTTTGATCCCTATGATGAAGTCTCGTCCTCTTCCGCTCTTTGCTATTAAAGAACATATCTATCTTGAAATCAACTTTAACACACAGGTTGCTGCTGGAGATATTGGCACTATTTGTTGCCGAAAGCAAGGATCTACCGCTTCCCCTACTGTTACTGTTTCTACATCTAATATCAAGTTCATCTCCGATCATTTGTACTACACACAAGAACGAATGGACGCACAATCGAAGAGGATTTTCTCAAGCGAAGGAATGGGTTTCCCATATGTCGATACGATCACAACTATTGCAGACGTTTCCGCCTCGGGCGTTGGTGCTGGCGTCGTGAAGAAGCAAGTTATAGAACGAAAACTTGCCGTTTCAGGTAAGGTTGTTCGGAATATTCTGATAAGTGATAAACCATCAGGTACAGCTCATACTACTCTCGGACAATATTTTTCAAAGGATCAAAAGATACCTTGCGAACTTAATTATCGGATTAACGACCAAAGAACTTTTGATAGAGACCTGGCGTCTTCTACAAGGCAATATGACGAAGTGGCAAAGGTTTTTGGTTCTCCTCTTATGATGCCAAGTCAGTTGTACTCTTTTGATTGCGATACTGACAAGGATAGCATTACTCAGCCTCTCAATCAAAATAGCGTTTTCATCGGACTTGTTGAAGGTCATCAACTACCGAATGCTACTAATACTGATGTTTCAAATGATCTTCGAGGACATCTTCATTACGATGGTCTTGATCTTACAAAGACAGGTTTCGAAACTCTCGGAAATGGTACTCAAGTTGGTGTGAAACCTATTATTCTACAGAAGACATATAACAGAGTTCAGGGCGACGACGATGTTAGGAAATTGAGAGTTTTCTGTGGAGTGGAACGACAAATGCTTTTGCGTGATGGAGAAATTCTACTTTCAGATTAAACTACAAATTTATATATAAAACAATTATATATAAACTTAAAACGATGGAAGCGACATCTTACACTTTACTAGAATGTAATAGATTGCGAGCAGGCATCAACGAAGACGGAGATACTTATAAAAACAAATGGACTAATAATGTTAATAGTAGTGGTATCTTAATCAAAAAAGGAGATGTAATTAATCTCGAAAGTACTGCAATCAATACAATTGGTAGTACTACGCAGACAATTGAATTCTCAGGTTCTACAAATGAAAATGGTTTTATCGATAACAAAATAGGATTACAATTTTCGTATTATATCAATAATACAGGAAGAAATATAATACCTCTACCATTCAAAAATCAACCGATTTTTAGAAGTTATGATACTACTCCTAAGTTTGCGACGAAAGAATATTTATTAAATAGAGGATTGGGAGAATTTGGATTTCACGAAACACAGGCTGGGGCGAACTCTACAAATAAATTCGTACAACCAAATGGTAAATTAGATTATGCTTTGTTATACAGAGTAGAACTATCAAAAATTGCTGGAGCTCAAACTGGGATCGGATATATAGAAGGAGAAACCTACAAGGCACAAACTTTAGAGTTTGACGGAAGCGAACCACCTAACGTTCAATTAGTTCCACTCCCTGCTGGTGAATGGGGATTTCGTGTCAAGGTTTTAGAAGTTACATCAGAGGGAACTAATCAGGGAATACCTACAAGGATCGAAGTAACAAATGTCGGTAGGTATTTTGATAGTCCTGATGTCAATCCCAGTCCTACTGCGCTTTATGGGGACAGTAGCAAACAGCGACTTAGATTACAAACCCCTGTCAGTTCAACTGTCCCTGCCCCAAGTCAGGGGCAAGATATAGAAGTAACTCTGACGAATGCTAATATTTTTTCTAAACAAAAGTGTAGTCCTGACGGAAAAAGATACTACTTTCAAGACGGCAATTATACAGGTTGTCAAATTAATTTTGAAGGCATAATAGGACTTACTCCATCAATTACTAAAAGAAAATCATTAGTTAATTTAGAAGTACCTATTGGTTTATCAGATCCTGATACCATCGGAACTATTCTAACTCAGCAATTAACCGAACCCACAAGATTAAATCAAGATTTTTCTAAATCTCGTTTCTTGTCAGGGTTGTATTTAGAGATGGTTGTAGGGAACGACGAAGACAGTAAAGAAGTAACTCCGACGATTATACAAACGCCTCTGTATCAGCCTATGCCTTGTAATACAGCAAATAGCAGACAAACAAGTGAGAACAATCTTTCAGGTTTTAGTTCAGGACGAAGAACTTACTATCATAATGTTGTGTGGAGTAATCTTGATAAGATGAAAGGATTACATTTTACAAGAGACTTTTTTTATGGTTTAGATCAAAACGACCAAAATAATGAATTACATAGCGGAACAGAAGAGGCTGTAAATAGAGGAGACTTCAACGGATATGATGGTTTTACAGGTCAAACGATAGGAAATCTAGGTCTAAACCAAACTATTCTAACTGATTTCACAAATACTACTAACGGACGAGTGGATTGGGGACAAGGTGAGTGGGTATTAAGTAATGTATATTATACCGAAGATACAGTAAAGAAAATAGCAGATGGATTTAAAATAGCAGAAAGATACTATGGAAGAAGTTCAAATACTATTGTAAATGACGAATTAACGGCAGAACAAATGGAAGATTTAGCGATTGCCTTTGATCTATGTTTATACGAAGATTATCAATCTCTTGGTAGAACTTTGGTAGATAACGCGCAAGATCAAAGAAAAAGATTTCTTACTTGGTTAGAATTTAACAAAGGAGGACTAACAACCGATGTTATAAATGTCGCAAGTAGCGGATACGCAAAAGGAACGATACCTTTCTCTAATATAGATTATCAAGAACACAGAGAGAATTTGTATAATGATGGTTTAGAATTATCCAGTATCGTTGTCACAAGCAGATGGAGAGATGAATTTGATTATAGAAATAAAAATGATAGTACGTTTTCTAATTCTTTTACTCATCTACAAAGTCAAGCAGATGCGTATAAATTTAGGTATAGTGCTACTCAGACAGAAGAAGATGCCTTTGTTAGAAATTATACAGACGCAAAATATGGTTATCAGACTTTTGATAGCTTAATAGCACTAGCAAAAAAATATGATGTTGCGGTAATTCCTATGTTTCCTGAAAAAGGATCTGACTGGGACAAGCACGGTGGGAGACCATTCATCGCTTATAGATCTCATTTAACACTAGGTGAAGGAGCGTATAACCCTGATTTAAATGGTTCAGACGCAAATAACAAATGGCAGATTGATAGAATGAATTGTCCGTATGGTTCTCAAATGGGATTAGATGTATCTTGTATTAGAAACGAATGCGGAATGGTATATAATTTAAATTATGCTGCTACTTTTGAAAATAATAATTTTATAGTAACATCAGGGACTAAAACTTATCCTCAATTTGTTATGTGCGGGGCGAGTAATCCGAGTATAAATTATAACCCTACCTTAAGTAGATTTGAAATATCAGGACTGAATACGCCTATCGATATAGGAAATGGTGGAATTCAAGGATCACAAAGATCTTTAATAGCAGAAAATAATCCTGATAGTCAAGTCGTTAATATCAATACGACGGGTACTATAGCAAGAAGTCTTATCACGCTACCCACTCCTAGTGATTTTCTAGAAGCTGGATTTCCTAATATTACACAAGTTGAAGGAAGCATACTGGATAGTTATTGTGGTGTAGGAATAGAAGAAATTATATTAACGAAGGGAGATAATAGTACAACGACTTTAAGTTATTTAGGACAAGGGTTAATAACGCAAGGTTCAGAAATTACAAGTACTACCCCCTATCCTACTTGGACTGATGATACTATCAGAAATACTATTCTAGGCAAGATGGGATTTTTAACGACCCAGTTACTCACAAGAAACGGCAGTAACTCGGGGGTGTTTAATAACGAACTGACTTATCTACAACAAACAAGCAGAACTTATAAAGATATTCTCTTGAATGTTCCGTCTCCTTTGACGACAGGTGCATTTTTTGGATCATCAGAATATCAAGCGTCTGCAACAAATAGTATTGATCTACCTGTATTCAGTAATTCAGGAAATACAGGATTGAGCTCACGACCTCTTGTTTCCCAGGCGAGCATCACAGCGTTTAAATTACCTCAAAAGTTAGATTACCCTTATCTGAACGTTTATAGTTCAATTGTAACAAATGGCACGAATACAACCTATTATGGAGGTTCTGATGGGAAATCGAAGATCAACTGCGTAGGATATGTAACCCGCTTCAATAACGAAGGCGATTTTTTCTATAGTATTGCTTCAAATTTTTCATTTACTTCTACGAAGGATTTTGTACTAACTGATATAGATACAGATATTAGATTACCCGACGGATCGCGTCCGAGGTTAGAACCTCATAGTTCGGTCATTTATAAGATTAGTAGCAACGAGATTTTATCGCTACCAGCACCGTTAGAAGAACCAAAAAAATAATTTATTAGATTATCTAATAAATTGTTAAAACCCATACCATTTTTGTAGAAGTTTCTTCTTTGTCGCTGATTTAGTATAAGGTATATCATTCATATCTAAGAGTTCTTTTAGTTGCTTTACTGACATTTCTTTTGATACCAAATGTCTTCTCCATTTACGTGTGTCAATTCCAAGGTTCTGAAAGATTTGTTCTGCGGTGGTATCTTTGTATTTTACATATCCATCTCCGATAAACTTACTACAATCAACTGTCCTTGTACGGCGATCGTAAGTATCGCGATTATTGTAAGTATAGTCCTGTTCCGAGAAACTATTATCGAGTTCTCGCACCATCTTTAAGGTAGGAACAATCTTATGTTGTAATCCTCCGAACTTGTATAAAATCATGTTTATGATTTCTTCAGGGAGTTGTGGCAGAGTATGTTTCTTCAAGACGATTTCGTTTGGAACATCTTCATCTCTGATTTCTTCGTTGTATGTGTAGTAAGTATTGTAAGAGTTTTGGATTGCTATCGTGTTAGACATTTTATTACATATTCCTTTAAGCAGATTAGACATTTTATTTTTGTTCTAACATCAACTTGGCAGTTTCGCTCATAACGATAAGTATCATCGACCTTGCAGTTTCTTCATCAATCCCCCTATCTTGACATTCGTGTCCTAATGCAGTAGCTATATCTACGATCCTTTGTCTATCCTCTCTCGTCAGAGCGTTGCTACCATCATCAGATAAAATCAAATTATCTCCATCTATATCACCCACTTGAATATCAAAGTTATCCATTTTCTTATATACAACATATAAAGAATTTTATTATTTTCTTATATATAACTCTACTTTTATGATAGTTTTACTATACTATACTATAAAACAGGTATAAAAAATATTTTTTATGTTATATTCATATGATTATACCTGAAAACAGGAATAAAACTACAACCACTATAGCCACTATAAGAGAAATTATTATTTTATTATATATTATACTATAAAAATGGAGACTATTCTAACAGATGTACTCGTTGAAGCTATAATTCTTGCAGTCAGAAAAGATGTCGTTAATTCCCTTATGGAAACCGAATGCTGTAGATATAGTAAAAGGAGAATTCGCAAGCTCTGTAAGAAACTACACGATAGACAAGATAGTACAGAGAGTATAGAAGAAGCAAAAGAGATTGTTAGAAGACATATATCAGATACATTTATTAGTGTTACAGATGATACGACGAGTATGCCTGAGGAAGAAGAAATAGAAGAACCCGAAGTGATAGTAGAAGAGGTAAAACCGCAAAGTAAAATATTTCATTATATTAATAAATTCACGACTATATAAAATGTCAGATCTTACAATACTTCCAATAAAACCATTACAAAATCAATCTAAGATAGATATACACCCAAATTTCTTTGATGTTAATGGAGGAGCCTGCGTCTTAGATTGCTCTCCCCCACGAAGCGGGAAGACCGTTAGAATATCCAATTATTTTCTTAATCCTAATTTTCTCGCAGATAAGTTAGACGCCGTGTATATTTATAGTTCTACACTAGCAAATGGA